GGTCTTCGCCGCCTTGCACCATTTCGACCACAACATCAGTTGCGTTGGGCATAGGCTCCGGCTCGGGAGCAATCTGCCGGAGGTTCGGCTTCAAACCGGGGACAAGAGGCATCCGATATCCCTTTAATCTAAGGCCTTTGACTCCATCTCTTCCACGAAACGGCGCAGGCCTTCTTGCGCTGCTACATTATCAGATGCAGCTTGTATTTGGTAGATGCGAACATAATCGTAGGGCTCTTTGCCCCATACCTCAACGCGAAAGCGGCCCAGCCCCTTACCATCCTTCGCAGGGGGCTGCTCCACGTCCACGATAGCATTGCATAGTACGCGCTGCATTCTCACGCCTTCGAGCTTGCGCTCTCTGTCCAAAATTCCACCGGCACCAGCTGATAGGTTGCCCCAAAGCAGCCACGGGTGTCGCCGTTGTTATACTTGCGCTTGATCGTCAAAGCACCCTCATTCTTCAAAGCATAGATGTGTTTCCGAAACGTATAACGCTTCATGCCCAGCACTTCGGCCACGTCAATCTGCGAAGCCGAGAACGCTTTATAGCGCGCCATGAGGTACAGGCGGATCCACAAAATCTTTTCCTCTGCCCTCAATCGCGATAGCAGCACGCCCTGCAAGTCAGCTGTCATTTCGTCCATCGTGGTCTCCCCTTTTGGCTGCACGCTCCCGGCGGGCAATCGCTATCAACTCATCAAACGATGTGGCGGTGGTAGGAATCCATTGCGCGCACATCGTACCCATCCAGCTTGCTAAATTGCGGACGCAATGACATGCATCGCCCAATCGGCACTGGCCGTAATTGTTGCGGAAGTATTCCGGCGGAAGGCTCACTTCCCCTCCCAAAGCGCGGCGCGGCTCACAAATCCATTCCTTCTGTGCCAAACCCGTCATCAGCTTCAATCTGAACAATGCCATCAAGTATGTGTTGGCTAATCATCATCTTGATTTGGCTTGGATCATGATCTTTAAGGGTATCGCACAAACGATCCCATCTCTCTTTAATAGCCTTATCTGTTAGATCGCCGTTAAGCACGGCCTCCAAAAATTCGTACGCAGTCATTCCTTCCCCTCCCCAAGCGCGGCGCGGGCATATTCAGCCACACAATCTTCACACCCGTCATACATCCATGCGCCATGCTTGCACTTGTCATGCTTTGAATGAACGCCGTCAGAGCGATATACGATTGCGTGTTCTCTTGGCGTATCTCCGTCCGCAATAGTCCGCAGCGCCTCGCGCAGCCGCCTGTTCTCTGCGGCTTGCCACTGCACAAGCTTATTCAGATGCTGAACGTCTGCGATCAGTCTGTTGATAACCTTTTCTTCTTCGCTCATTTGAACCAGCACCTCGCGCGCGTCTCATGGCGCTTGCCCGTCTTGTCGTTCTTCATCACGACATAGGCAGAGTTCGTCTTCACATCCCACGCGATGACGATCACGCCATAGGGCGCAAGTTGCGTCACCGTGATCATGTTGCCCTCGACATCCGCAAAGGCCTCGTTCCAATCGCCGCGCTCCCATTGGACCATCACTTGTCCTTTAGATGCGACCATATAGAAGCGGGTGCCGTCAGCGGATACGCACTCAGTGTTCGCGGGCTTTGCCATTGCAGGGGAAGCCACGAGAAGCAGCAGCAAAATTAATATCTTACGCATCACTTAGCCTCCCGAGCTTTCATCATGGCATCGGCATAAGCATAAGCATTTTCTTCAACCCATCCGCCTTCAGCACCGCCATGCTTGAGAATTGTGTCTGCAAGTTTTGGATTCGATAGTAGGCCGGTAAGGGCCGCAGCGGCAAATTGATCGCGAATATTCATCTTCGCGCTACCAATGCTTGGCCTTCCCCATCCACGCTCTTTTGGCTCCGGCGACGGGTGGGAGTGGAACAAATCAAAAAGCCTTTTCACCTCCCACGGGCGAGGAACTGATTGCGCCATCTCCCATCTTGATACTGTTGCCTGTCGCACTTCAAACATATCGGCCAAGGCACGCTGACTTAGATTGTGTTTGGAGCGAACCTCAACGGTTAACTGCGATATGTCTTTCTTCAGCCCCTGCGCGACCTTGCGGCTAGCGCCCTGCTTCATGAAGGTTTCAATTCCGTCTAAATCAATCATTCTGTTTCCCTTCTTTTTAAGCATTGACCAGTTTCTTCTTCGGCAGACCGTCCAGCCGCTTCAGCGCAGACTGGGGATGAGACCGAGCGATATGCATGATCGACTTCACTTCGGCGAGGCGCTTCTGCCGCACCTTATGGCCGGTCGAATCACCCGTGCCCATCTCCTCGACGTGCCGCATGATCGACAGCGTGCGATCCACCGCCGAGCTGATCGCTTCATAGGTATCGTCATCAATCGCCGATGCATTGATGAGGCGCTCAGCCACGAACTGACGTTTCGTTGCGATGAAGTCTAAATATTCCCGCGTGATCTGATCGATCACAATCGCGGCCTGCATGAACACTTGCTTACTGATATCCATGATAACCTCCATTTAAGAGGTCACAAGTATACCCATAAACTCACACGGGGTAAAGCGGAGCGGGTGCCTTTCCGAGATGCTTCCGGCTCTCATCGAGGTCAGCCGCCCATTCCGGTTGCCGCACCAATATTCCAGTATCGCGCAGATACTTCACGCCCATGCTCACCGTATCGACAAGGTCATCGTGCTTGCCCTTCGGGAACTGGCTCACTTGCGTGATCACCTCTTCAGCCCACTTCATGTTCGGGGCATGCACCAGCCCTTCCTCGAACAGATGCGAGATCGAATAGAGCCGAGCCAGCTTGTCCTGCCCCTTCGGATCCACCAGCTGCACCGCCCAGTCCTCGTGCCCATACAGACGCCGAAGCTCTTGGCTCACACTGTACCCAGCCGCCTTATTCTCGATCAGCAGCCTATCGACCTTGAACTGGCGGCAGGAGCTGGCAACCTTCTGCACGAGGTCATGCAGCTCAAGCCTCGCCTGCCACGCATACGCTAAGAACAACCGAGGGAACGCCTCGTACTGATTCGCCATGTTCAACTTAAACTTCACGGCCAGCGCGCTGTCGAACTTGTCCTCGGCCTCGACGTTGCTCTGCAGCTTGTACTCGCCACGCCCCTCGCGCTTGATGTAGTTCTCCGCTTGCCGAGCCGCCTGCCCACTGAACACGCCCCATATGGTCAAGGCTGAGAAGTCGTTACTCGTTTTCTCCGTATAAGCCGTGTCGAGACAGGCGATGACCATATCCATCTCGGGGTAGTTCGCGCCTTCCCATGGCTGCCACCACTCGCGCTTGATGACGCCGCCGCCCTTGGGCTCGGGACGCTGTTGCAGCTGACCCGCTGCCGTCCACATGCCCATGTCTCTCTCAAGTTGGCGGACCTCACGCTCACCGAACCGTTCGGGCCATAGGAGCATACCTTCCCGCTCGTTCTCCAAAAACTCTTCCGCTTCGGCGTCAACGGCAATCCGAGCGCCATCCTCATCCACTTCGACCAGCGGTACCTTCGCATCATCGCAGCCACGGGGATCATCGAACCACTTGTCGTTACCCTTGTCATCGAACCCTACCCATGTGCTGCAGTGCCGCCGCCACTCGTATCGCATCGGCAGGCACAGATGCGTCCAGTCCCCGTGATCCTTCGACAGCACATGCCCCGTGATGTCGCTCTCGCTCAGTCTCTGCTGGATCACCACGAGCGCGCCGTTCTTCATGTCGTTCAGACGCGTGCTAAGCGCTTGATCCCACCAATCGATGGTGCCTTGGATCACGGCATCCGAGAATGCTTCCTTCGCATTGTTTGGGTCATCGACCACAATGATGTTGCCGCCTTCACCCGTCAGCGCCGAGCCGACCGATGTGGCCAATCGAGATCCGCCTTTGTCATTGTCGAAGCGCGTCTTGCTGTTCTGATCCGGCAGGAGCTTGAACCGGTCGCCATAGTTCCGCTGATACCAGCTGGAGCGGATCAACCGGCGCGTGTTGTTCGAATCACGAAGCGCGAGGTTGTGGGCATACGACGCGAACAGGAACCGCACGCCCGCACCGCTCGTCGGGGATATGCGCCTCTGCGCCCATGTCCATGCGGGGAAGGCCACCGATGTGATCGATGACTTACCCATGCGTGGCGGGATGTTGATGATCAGCCGCTTGATGTGGCCCTTCGTCACCGCTTCGAGATGGTCAGCCACCGCCTCGATAGGCCAGCCCATCTTGAACGGGCTCGGGTCCATGTACTTCCATGCGCCCTCGATAAACTTCGACAGCTTATCCTCGCAGACAATGCGAGCGAGCTTGTCCTTGTCGTTGCCGGTTAGTTGGCGCTTGCGCAGGAAGGCATCGGCTTCGCTCGTCATCGGTTCTTCGCTCTCTTATGCACCTTGATCTTCATAAAGAAGTTTACGAGACGCCTTACATCAACTTCGGATGGCTCAGCATGGTTCAAACATAGGTAGGGGCTGCCAGTGCGATGGTCCAGCCTCTGATCGAGATAGACCATGTTCTTGTTCTCGCTGTCCCGGAAGTACAGCAGATCGCCATCGGGCTCTTCGTAGCAGTACCCATTGTCATCATCGAGGTCGCGCCGTCTCAGCCAGCCGAACTGCCAGTGCCAACCCGAGCGAATCACTTTGTCGTTCACCACGCCCATGCTGTGGCTCCCTTCGGTCTCAGCGTGCGACCCATCGTGATGTTCTTCTGCGCCCGGATCTCCGGGTTCGCCCAGCTCCAGCACTCGCCGGTATCGTCTTGGAAGCAGACCCATATTAGGTCGTGCTCCGGCCCATAGTCGATCAGCATGTGTGCCAGCGCGGCCCCTTTCGGCGTCGTGAGCGGCAATGGCGGGTTGAGCTGGGTCACGGTCATTTGAGCACAGCAGCAGCCGCTGACGCCTCTTGCAGCGCCTTAGCCTGCGCCTCGGTCTTCAGACCCTTGGCGAGATCCTTCATGGCTCGCGCCACGATCATCATGTACTCGCTCGAAAACTGGCGCAGCACGGGATGGTTCAGCGCAGTCAGCTGGCCGTTCTTGTCAGCTTGCAGGACGATCAGATTGATCGTTTCCGGCACTTTGTTCTGTTGGCTCATCTTCTAACTCCCCTTCGATGATCTCATAGACCTCTTCGGTCTCTTCCGTTTCTTCAACCGCGCCCTCGATCAGCTGGCCGCTCTTACGTTGCTCAGCGATCTGCATCAGATTCATCATCGTCTCACGCTCCTCGACCGTGAGATAGTCGTAATCGACCTTCGTCGGCTCTTCCCTTATCGGCTCGGGCTGCTTTGCCATCTCGGCCAGTACCCGCTCAGAGAACTGCTTCGGCGCATACCGTGTAAGCAGCCACTGGATTGTTCCAACGCGCAGCTGGGCCGTCCGGATCTTGTCATCGTCCGCTTTGAGCACTTCTTCCCACATCAAGTTCACGAGGCTCTCGACCTGTGCCTCACGCGCGTGGGCGATAACCGCGCGAAAATGCGGCTTCTCATGCATAATCTCAAAGAACCGTCTTGTTGAAGATATACCCAGCTCTCTTAATGCCTGTACCAATGGAAGCCCATCAGCGACCTTGTCGGCTATCTTATAGATTAGCTCATCGTGGTATTTGATAGGTCTGCCTTTGACAGCGCCTTCTTTGCGTTTGGTCACTTCTTGTGGCCCTTCTGCTTGCCCGCTTTGGCCGCTCTTTCAGCCATGCCCTGCAATGACCGGTCATAGAGGAATTTCCGGTACTCTTCGGTCATGTACGTTTTCGGGTCTAAGGGGTTTGCGTTTAACGAAGCGATGCGCCTTTTGCCCTCTTCGATCTGCTTGTTCAGCTCTCTCAGCATGATGTCGATCTTACGAGGGCGGCCTCTGCGCTTTACGGGCGGTTCCTCAATCGTGATCTTCGGGCGGGGCTTGATGATGGTATCACCATCGGGGATTGGCTCAGCCCTATGTGTGGGCGTGTCCTCAATCTCTACGAGCAACTTGCCAATGGCTTTGCTACGAGCATTAAGAATAGCCTTATGGACCTCAATAGTCCGTTGATGGAACGGCATAGGGCTTGGGTCTGTCATGACCTCTTCCACGGCACCCATTGCATCCCAGTATGCCTCTGCCACGCGGGCGATGATTTCTGCCTTACTCATGTCAAACCTCACCTTGTTACGAGAACGTACAGAATAGCGAATAGCAGGATGGGCACTATCAGATGATAGCCCGCCAAGGCTGGCTGGATCTCGATGCCGGTCATTGTACAATCTCCCCCTTCGGCACAGCATCATCAATCGGCGCAGCAAAGGACTGAGCTAACCGAGCCTTCTCCCGCTTGATGTGCCAGTAGACCGTGCTTTCAGAGATGTTGAGGTAGTCCGCGATCAAGCTCTTGCTGAAGCCACGCTGGTAAAGGTCGATAACCTCGGCATGACGCTTGTGTTGCTGATGGTCCGATTTCATACCCTGCTCCCCTTGTGCCCCGCTTCACGCATGCTCGGGGCTGCCAAGGATTGAGCGACTGGATGCCTCGGGAGGAGGGCCTCGACAGTACCTTGGTCAGCACCCATTATACCACAACTCACTGATCTTTATAGCGTTTTAGATAATTATCGACATCTTGGCTGCCGATATGTTCCATCTCATCGGACGCTTTGATGTCCCGGCCCACATAATAGGCCCACCCGATAAACGCGCCGGGGATCAGACCGAAGATCACCAGCCCGCCCCAAAACACTGCCCACTCAGCCATAACACCCTCCATTTGACCCCGTAATACTGGACCTGTTCGGGCCTTAAATCAACACAGAGCTGACCCACAATGAGTTATAGGCTGTTGACTGCCATCGTGGCATAGTATCTAAGTGGGTTGTCAAATTTACAGGAGCTAACGCACTATGGACATCATCGCTGACATCACCGCCCGCATCGAAGACTATCGCGCCACCAACAAAAACCCCTGCAAAAACTACGCGACCCGTGAAGCTGCTGAGAAAGCTTCTGCAGCTATGGCTCAGAAGGCTGCAAGCTACTTTGACCGTGAAGGCCGCAAGGATGCCCGCCCTGCCCGCTTCGTGGTCTTTTACGTGGCTCCGTGGGGCCGCTGGGTTGGCGCTATTGATCTGACTGAACTGTTGGGCCGCCCTAATGTCACGGGCGGCTACTTGGGCATCTGTACAGGGTTCTACACCTACTAACTAACAGGGGGCTTCGGCCCCCTCTTTTTTTATCCAAAAAACCGCTTGTGTGCCATCGTGGCATAGGGTATACGTAGGTCATCAAATTTACAGGAGGTTCCTATGATCCGCATCGTTCACCCCGACCAGTCAGCGTTCCTCGCTCGCTTTGACACCACGCCCCAATTCTTTCACGCTCCGTTGATCGCCGAGGCCCCCTTCGTGACGCATTATGGCGCAGTAGTTCTTGAGCCGGTTTATATGGCTCCCCGCTCGGCCTATCGCATGGTCGCGAAGCATTGCTTCCGTTGCGGCGGCCTTGGCGGCGCAGAGGCTTGGAAGCGCACCGGCTATACATGCTACAAGTGCGGCGGCGATGGCGGCCAGCGCATGGTCGCTGAGACCGTCTACACCCGTGAGCAGTATGCAAAGCGCACAGCTAAGGCCGATGCCGCCCGTGAGGCCCGCAAGGCGAAGAAAGAAGCCGAAGAGGCAGCCAAGAAGGCCACCTTCGCCGAAACGCACGCTCCCCTCATCGCGCTTGTCGAGCAGATTAAGCGCCCGTCCAACTTCCTCGCCAGCATCATGGAGAAGGGCTGGATGTTCGGCCAGCTGTCCGACAAGCAAGCTTCTGCAGCCTATGCTGCTGCCGAGAAGGAACTGGCCCGCCAGCAGCTCGACGGCGCTTCGCAGCACATCGGCACGGTCGGCGAGCGCATCTCCATCGAGGGCGACATTTTCTTCGTCGCGCACTTCGAGAGCCGCTTCGGCACCACCCACATCACCGGCGTGAAAGACGATGCTGGCAACATCTACATTCAGAAGGGCACCGCGATTGGCTACAAGGGCGAACGCGTGTCGCTGAAAGCCACCGTGAAGGACCACGAGATCCGCGACGGCGTGAAGCAGACGATCATCACACGCCCGAAGGCGATCTAAGAGAGGGGGCTTCGGCCCCCTTGACTGCCACCGTGGCATAGGGTACGGATAGGTCTCATTTTAATTTACAGGAGCTGGATATGTCTCGTTTGAAAATCAAAACCGCATGGATCCGCAACGAACGCGCGCTGCACAAGCGCGAGATGCACAACCCGCTTTCCAGCAAGCGCCAGCAGGCCGAGGCCTATGCCGCATGGCTGCTCCAGCGCGATGGCATCGAGTATCAAGCCAGCACGCTGCGCGTCACATGGGCGATGGTCAAAATCAAAGGCCGTGGCCAGCAGCGTTTCTGCACCTATTCGGTCATGACGCTGGACGGCAAACAATACGCCGAGGCGTTCCCGCACTGGGCCTTCATCCAGCCCGAAGCGGTCGAGGAGGCCGATGAGCCCGCCTACGACCCGCTTAACGATTTCAACTATGTCGGCAGTCGGGACCACTATTGACTGCCTTCACGGCATAGGGTATAGATGGGTTCTATTAAACAGGAGGTTCCGATGACTAAGGTTCAAAAAATCTACCGCATTCTCCGCGCGCACGTCAGCCGCGAAGAAGCCCGCTATGCAGCCGTTCGGCTCATGCAGATTTTTGCAAAGTAAGGAGGTTACGCACATGCCCACACTCACCGTTCAAGACCAAGACAATCTCATCCGCGCTCTCATCGAGCACCCCGACAACTTCGACCGTAGCCCTCAGTTCGCTCTCGGCTACATGGTCTCCATGATGACCCGCATGATGCGCCACATGCCGAAGGAGCAGCAGGATCTTTTCGTGGCCGATGTCGAATTCATCATTGAGCGCCACAAGCGCAGGCAGTAAGGTCTAGACGCTGCCGTTCCACCAATTCACGGCAGCACTCTGTTCGAAAACTCAGCCCCGCTTCGGCGGGGTTTCTTTTTGGTCAAACAGATCCCCGTGCGTC